CGAACCCTATTGCAATGTTCCCCCTTCAAATTTTTCGGGATGGCCCGGACGGCGATCCCGTGGAAGACCGCGACCACCGGCTCAACCATGTTTTGCGCAAGCGGCCAAACCCCTTCATGAACGTCCGGGACTTGAAAAAGACCGGGCAGAATCACGCGTGTCTCTGGGGTAACGCCTATCAGGAGATCCAGCGCAACGGGGCGGGGGAAGCCGTAGCCCTGTGGCCGCTAATGCCCTGGGCTACCTGGCCGGATAAATCAGGCGATAAACTCACATTTAAAACTAATATCGGGGGGCAGACATTCTCACTCCCCTCGGATGACGTTGTTCATGTAATGGACGTATCCCTAGACGGGTTCGTCGGGCTATCCCCCATTCAACAGGCGCGGGCAGCGGTCGGGCTGGCCAAGGCTGCCGAGATTTACGGCGAGAAATTTTTTGCTAACAATGCAACTGCCGGCGGGTTTTTGCAGCACCCCGGAAAGTTGAGCAGTAAAGCGAAAGACAATATCCGCGACGATGCGGACAAACAGGGTGGGCTCGATAACGCCCACCGGATAAAAGTCCTCGAAGAGGGAATGAAATTTATCCCTACCACCATCCCCCCGGACGATGCGCAGTTTCTTAGCACCCGCGAGTTTCAAATCGGCGAGATCGCCCGGATTTATAACGTGCCCCTTTTCTTACTCCAGCATGAGCAGGCGGGGACCGTTTGGGGAACGGGCATGGAACAGATCATAATCGCGTTTATAGTGCACAGCCTGGAGCCCTGGATTACCGCCTGGGAGGCGGAGTACAATCTGAAACTGTTTAGCGCGGCGGAACGCGATGCCGGGTATTTCGTAAAATTCAACATGAATTCGTTGCTGCGGGGGGACATGGCCACCCGGGCCGCGTTCTACGACTCGGGCATTACCGCAGGGTGGCTGTTGCCCTCGGAGGCCCGGCGTAAAGAAGACCTGCCCCCGGTTGAGGGCATAGACGATAAGCCCCTGCCACCCGCGCCGCCCCCTGGAGGGAATGATGCTGACATTTAACCAACTGCTGGCGCTACTCGCGCGGGAACCGGTGGCCCTGTGGGGGGACTGGCTGCAGTCCTTCATGACCGCCCGGAGATTTCCCGGGCAAGGCGTGGCGGGAAGTGACGCCAAGATTGCACCTGCCACGCAACGGGCGGTAGCGTCCCGGGCCGGCGCCGTTACGGTTATCCCCGTGTCAGGCGTAGTCACCGGTAAACCCACCATGTGGGAGCCTTACGGGCTTACCACATCGGTGCAGACCGTGGTTACCCAGACGCGGGAGGCGGTAAATAACCCGGACGTTAAAGCGGTAGTGTGGGACATGGACACCCCCGGAGGGTCTACCTCCGGGCTGGCAGAGGGGCACGCGGAGCTGATGGCCCTACGGGGGAAAACCCCCATCATTGCCCAGGTGAACCACCTATCAGCCTCCGCCGGATACTGGATCGCGTCCGCCGCAGATGAGATTGTCGCGGCGCCCAGTGCCCTGACCGGATCGGTGGGGGTGTATATGATGCACGCGGATATTAGCAAAATGCTCGAGGCGGAAGGGGTGGACGTCCAATTTATTCAGGCGGGGAAAGACAAGATCCTCGGGAACCAGTTCGGCCCGCTCGGGGACGCCGGGCGCGAATACTTCCAGGGCCTGGTAGACCACGCGTACCAGCAATTTACAGACGCGGTGGCCACGGGGCGGGGGGTAAGCGCGGCGGAGGTTCGCAGTGCACGGTTTGGGGAGGGGCGAGTATTGACCGCCGATGCCGCTAAAAAAGCGGGGATGGTTGACGCGATAAGAACAATGGATCAAACTTTGACTTTGTACGGCGCGTCTGCGCCTACGGGCGATAGGCAGCGGCGCACCTTGGCGCTAAAACTCCAGGAGATGAACAATGAGTAAAATGCAGGAACTGCGCGAGAAACGCGCCCAGGTGGTTATCGGGATGCGGGCCCTCCTTACCTTGGGTGAATCCGAGGCTCGGGAACTTTCCGCTGAGGAGGTTACCAAGTATGACAACCTTGAGGCCGAGGTGGTAAAGCTGGAGGCGGCGATCCGGCGCGAACAGAACCTCGAGCAGCTGGAGGCGGCGAGCGCCCAGGCCATCCCAGCGGTGGCGGCGGCAATCGGCACCACCCAGGCATCCCCCGGTGCGGGCGGAATGCCTCACGCCCCCGGTGCGCCCGCAGCGCGGGAGTTTGAAACCTTCGGCGAGTTTATGCACGCCGTGCGGTTCCGCCCGGAGGATCAGCGCCTGGCGAGCCAGTACCAAGATTTCGACGTTCGGGGCGAGCAATCCATGGGCACCGGATCCCAGGTCCCGCAACAGTTCCGGGCGCAGATGCTGGAAGTCAGCCCGCAGGAATCGATTATCCGGCCCCGCGCTACGGTAATCCCAGCGGGCACGCCCCCGGACGCAGCTATCACCATGCCGGCGCTCGACCAGTCCACAACCAACAATTCCGCTCCGGATAACGTGTATGGGGGGATCCAGGTTTTCAAAACCGCCGAGGGCGGCGAGAAGACCGAATCTGATTTCGACATGCGCGAGATCACCCTGGAACCGCAGGAGCTGGCGGGGTTGCTGACCGCTAGCGACAAGCTGCTGCGCAACTGGCCGGCGGCTAGCACCATCATCGAACGGCTGTTTCGCAACGCGATGTTGGCGAAAGAGGATCATGAGTTCCTCCAGGGGAACGGCATCGGCGGCCCCCTGGGGATCCTCAACGCGGGCGCCACCCGTGTGGTAACCCGGGACACCGCAAACACCATCGAGTATGAGGACATCGTTGAAATGGTATCCCGGCTGCTGCGGCGCGGTGGCTCCCCGGTCTGGATGGCCTCGCAGTCGGTCATGCCCAAACTGTTGACCATGAAAAACCGCTCTGGATCCCCATTCACCGGGGACGGGGCGCTGATTTTCCAGCAGTCCGCACAGCCGGGTATCCCTGACATGTTGATGGGCTACCCCATCATGTGGCATGAGCGGTCACCCGCGCTCGGCACCAAAGGCGATCTGACCTTGGCGGACCTCAGCAACTACTTGATCAAGGACGGGTCCGGGCCCTTCGTGGCCAGCTCCGAGCATGTCAAATTCACTTCCAACAAGACCGTTTTCAAAATCTTCTGGAACGTGGACGGGCAGCCTTGGCTGACCGCGCCGTTCACCCAGGAAGGCGGCTATGTGGTTAGCCCGTTCGTTACCCTGGGCACCGCTGGATAGTATTTCCCGCCCCGGCATCCCGGGGCTAATTTTTGGGGGCTAGAAAAATGAGTATTACCAAACGCAAATTGCATGAAGCCATCAACTGCACCGATTCCGCCGCGTGGGTATCGATGCAGGACTATCGACAGGTGACCGGCGTGGCCATCATGGTGGACGCTGACGACGGCGAGGGCGCGACTATCCAGCTGCGTAAAGCCACCGACGCGTCGGGGTCAAACGCAGCGGACCTCGGCACCGCTGTAACGGTCAGTTCCACGGCCTCCGATGTGGACGTAACCGCGATGGCCAGCGCCTACTCCAGCGAGCTCGGGGAGACTGCAGGAGGGACCGCGTTTACCCACGTTTCGGCGACGGCTACTAAGGCAGGCTCACCCGCCCCGGGCGAGACCCTGACCGCGTTCGTGATTCGGTCAGATAGCCGGTTCAGTGAGTGATTGTTCTAAAAGAATTCCGCGATAGGCGCACCGGGCGGATTCTACCCGCTGGGTGCCCGTTCGACGGGTCGGGAGGGGATGCGTATGTCGAGTGTCTGTTGCGGGAAGGTCACATCGGCCCCCGAGTTCGCGACGATGAACCGCCGGTGGGAGGGGCGGACGGTGGCGATAGTAGCCAGCGGCCCGAGCCTGAAAAACGCAGACCTGGGCGCCCTCGCAAAAACGCCGACGATAGCAGTCAACGATAACTGGCGGAAAGTACCCACCGCCGAAATCCTCTATGCCGCAGACGCCCCCTGGTGGGCGTATCATGACTACGTGCCGGAGTTTGCCGGGGAGCGGTGGACCCAGCATAAGGGCCCGTCTGGTTGGGCCCGCCACGCCCGGGCCCAGGGCCTACGAGTAATCCAGTCGGCAGCGAGCCCCGGAGTATCGACGGACCCCGCGCTAATCCATACCGGCAGTAACTCAGCTTTTCAGGCATTGAACCTGGCCGTCCTCGGGGGCGCCCGGCGAGTGCTGCTGCTGGGCTGCGATATGACGGGCGACCACTGGTTTGGGCGGCACCCTCCGGAGCTGCGCCGCCCTAGCCCCTATGACCGGTTCCGCGCTGCGTTCGAGCGGGCCGCGCCTCAACTCCAGGGCCTGGGCGTTGAGGTCATCAATTGCTCCCCCATTTCCACCATCCAGGCGTTCCCCCGTATGACCCTGCCGGAGGCCCTATCATGCGGGTAGTATGCGTGCTGCGGTCGGGCCCCACGTATGGCCCTGAGTATGTTTACCGACTACAGGCGGGGGTTCGCGAGCACTTGCCGGGGGTGAAGTTTATTTGCCTGACAGACACCCCGGACGCGTTGCCCGGGGTGAAGTGCGTGCCGCTCATCCACGCGTGGGACGGGTGGTGGTCAAAGTTGGAGCTGTTCCGCCCGGACCTGTCGGGGGACTTGCTGTATTTCGATCTCGATACCGTCCTGTGTGGCGACCTGTCGGAGATCGCGGCGGTAGGCAGGGACACGTTTATTCGAGACTTCTATCGCGGGGGGAAGGGGCTAGGGTCGGGGATGATGTACCTCACCGAAACGCGCCGCGCCAAAACGTGGGCTAGCTGGATGAGGCGCCCGGCCCGCTGGATGCAGCAGTACCGGCGCGGCGGTGACCAGTCTTTCCTTGAGACTATCTATGCTGATACCTGCGCCCGGTGGCAGGATCTTGCCCCGGGCCAGGTAGTTAGCTATAAAGCCGATTGCGCCCGGGGGCTACCTGCGCGGGCGCGGGTGGTATGCTATCATGGTTTACCAAAACCACATCAAACGGGATGGGCGACACATGGATCCTCTGATAAAAGAAGAGCGGGATAAGTACCGCGCCATGTGGGC